TTATTTGCCATTACCACCACCTCCCCGTTGACGGGAGAACAGACCGGATACCAGCGATGTAATATCCTGCTGATGGATGAATGACAGGACCTTTACTGAAACCACCGACACCAGTACTGCACACAACGCATCAACGGAAGCGCTGTCAAACCCAATACGCTCCGCCATATACCCCGCCACACCACGGGCCCCAAGAACACCAACAATAAAGGACACCAGGAAATGTGCAGCCACACGCCAGGCTGAAAGCGTCTGCGGCATTGTTGCCACAAACAGCGCACCGGCAAAGGCACCAAACACAATCCCGAAATCCGTTCCGGTGAACAGCCCGAATACCGTCGCCCCGCCGAGCGCCGCGGCCGTACCGGAACCGGACAAGGGTTCAGACATACCTTTTTTCTCCTGTAAATAAAAAAGAGCCACCAGCGGCCCACCAAAAAACACCCCGTCAAAGACACCTGCACCCACAGATGCCTTTTGTGTGGTGTTATTCAGATTTGCGCAGTAAAGGTCAGAGAACAACCATCACCATCGCTACCAGCACGCCATCAGCCAGAACCGACATCAGCCGTCCGGCAAAATCTACTGCCACTACCAGAAACAGCAGGATGGCAGCCAGCACAAGACGTGCACTTTTCACAGATACTGCTCCAGTGGTAACTGAAGCGCCTGTGCAATTTTCTTGAGCTGCGCTTCTTCATCCGGACTAATGCTATCCTGGTCAGCGATATCCAGACAGAGGCACAGTACGTCAACCGCCTCTGTTGTCCCTGCCACGTCAGCCAGCTGACGGAGGGCTTCAGCATTGGCAGAACGCGGGGATGCTTCATAACGGGCGCGGATATTGGCGCTCATCTGGGCAATCTCACCTGAGAACAGCGCAAAGGCCGGAAGTGCTGCAATGGTTTTCTCCAGCACTGCGATTTCTTTCGCGTCGCAGGTACCGTCAGCATATGCAATGGAATATGCGCCCCAGACGGTCGCTTCCACCGCATCGCGATTTTCCATCTTCTTCACCTCAACAATCGCCTTGCAGGTTTTCTTTTTGAAAATACCAAACATCGTGACGTTTCCTTTTAGTGGGAGAGCCTCGCCCCGGGATGAGCAGCCCACAGAGAAAGTCACACCGACCATCCCGTAAGCTCCCCCCCCCCTGAAAGGCTCTGTGGTTTTTGATGTGCACCGGACGTGGCGCGGATATGAAAAAAGCTCGCAGTAGCGGGCCTGGCTACAGGCAAAAAAATACCCGTCCGGAGACGGGCTAACACATTCAACATGTAAGAGTGGAACAGCGTTTATTTTAAGTATGGTCGCCGCCAGAATGAGTCGTCAGATTGCAACGCAATTCTGGCAAATCGCAGGCACCAAAACAGGCAACGACTCATTCTGGCAACGACTTTTTTCCAATAACGCAACTTCATGAACAAAAAAAAGAACAGCACTGTATCCGCTATTGCAGAATGGAGAACAATAAAAAACCTGAACTATTATTCAACTCGGAAAACCGCCAGTGCTGTAAAAGTCCGTCAGAAATAAAACAATGAAGTTGTGGAGAACAGGAATCGAACCTGCATCGCCAACCCAGAAGGCTGCGGTAATAGCTACTATACGATACCTGAATAAAGAGCAGGCCTCCGTAACCACAATAATGATACTGATAACAGACCTTCAATATGATTGAACGGAAGCCTACAATGAACCGCAAGACAGCGGGGAACACCGCTGTGAACATAAACTTGCTGTCTTCCGGGTCGGGAGTAATATTACCGATAATTCATATGACATCAAAAACTAATTAGTTTTCAGATTTAAAAATATGTATAAATCTGTATCAATTACATACAGTTTATGTTATTCCATCCAGAATTCTGATTTCGCACAGGAGATTGCGTAAAAACTAACACAAATATAAACGATTTGGGAACACACTGATTCAGTTGTCGCAATAAATAACAGGAAACACTCCGGGAATAACAGATCGCAAGACTTACATCAGCAGGAGTTTTTGCAACATTTAACGTTAATTGTATCGTTGATAGAAAATCTATGACGCAATATGGTGAACTAACAGAGCCTGACGAATATCCCAATTACGCCGAGCTAATAGCGCTGCCAGCTAAACTTGCATGGAATGGTCCGCCACCGGGTGCTCGAACCTCGCACAATCAACTTAGAAGGCTGATGCTCTATCCAGATGAGCTGGTGGCGGAATGGTGGCCCTTGCTGGATTTGAACCAGCGACCTGGCGATTATGAGTCGCTCGCTCTAACCACTGAGCTAAAGGGCCGGGCGCAGGATAATAACGGTACGTAACTAATTCTGCAAGTTCATCCGTTCTGACTGACTAAATCCTGTACTTCCCTGACCGTCTGCTCAAAACGCTCAGTCTCCAGCTCAACACCAATCACACGACGTCCCTGCGCCATCGCTGCTTTGACTGTCGAACCTGACCCCATGAAGAAATCTGCAACCAGGTCTCCCGGACGGCTGCTTGCGCTGATTATCTGCTGCAACATTTCTGCCGGTTTTTCGCACGGGTGCTTCCCGGGATAGTACTGCACCGGTTTATGCGTCCACACATCGGTGTACGGCACCTGCACAGTCACACCGAAATACCGCCGCAAATTTTTATATTCACTCAGCAGTTCCGTATACTGCCGGTTCAGTTCACTGTATGTGCTGACCAGTTGGTAATGTGGCTTTTCCAGTTCTCCGCACTGGTGCTTCTCTTCTGCCACTCGGGCAAACAGTGCCTGTAATTTCAGATAATCGCTTTCATTCGGTAGCTGCCACTGACTGGCACTGAACCAGTGCGACACCATGTTTTTCTTTCCTGTAGCATCCACAATCTGTTTTGCCGTAATCCCCAGGGCCGCACGCGCATCACAAAAGTAAGAAATCAGCGGGGCCATCACATGCTGTTTCAGAGCCCTGCCCTTTGCCGCATAGCCATCATTTTTTAGCTGATATGGCCCCTGATAATGTCCGGCAAACAGAATGCGCTCTGTTGCCGGAAAATACGCCCGCAGGCTTTCCTTGTTGCACCCGTTCCAACGTCCGGACGGCTTCGCCCAGATGATATGGTTAAGCACGTTGAAACGTTCACGCATCATGATCTCAATATCAGATGCCAGGCGATGTCCACAGAACAGGTAAAGGCTTCCGGCAGGTTTCAACACCCGCCAGAACTGGGCCAGACAGTGGTCCAGCCACTTAAGGTAACCTTCGTCCCCTTTCCACTGATTGTCCCAGCCGTTGGGTTTCACCTTGAAGTACGGCGGATCGGTAACAATCAGGTCAATGGAATCATCAGGCAGGGACTGAATAAAATGCAGGCAATCAGCGTTGATCAAATCAACACTGTTTATTTTTACAGTATTTTTCATGGATCAGTAAGCGTAACTCTGGTAGGCTCACTCTGCTTTTGCGCTAAAGCAGTGGGCCGTGGTTCGCTTGTGACCAGTAAGCATGAGCGAATGGCTGGCAGGTGCTACCAACACCCACCAGCCGCCCATTTTCACAGCAGGAAACCGCCATTACTGGCAGCGTCTGAATTTATTCCCGTACCCGCCGTTATCCTTCGCCAGACCCGCCAGAACTAACTGAGTCAGTATTAACTGGCACTGGGCTTCGCTTACTCCGGTAGTTCTCGTCATCATGCGTGGCGTTACCCACTTGTCAGCAGGTAAGAAATGAAGGACTGCGGCGGCGGTTTCTGTCATATCTTGCTGTTTTAGCATGTCTTTTTCCCTTCTGGTTAACATGACATACCAATAACTCTTGTCTAAAAAGCCAGCAAGATAAAAAGTCAGTATTCACGACCACCAGCGTGTTTACTGTACTGCACCAGGTTTACAGGTACAAAAAACCGCTCGACGGCGGGTTTAAGCTGTGTGGCGAAGTAACCACTCTTAACAGATTAAGATAAAATTTGCGGACCGCGGTAATTTTTTTTTGCTAAATTAAAGCCATATAAAAAATAAGATCCATAAGAAATTATTAGTATACTAAGGTTTAACATGGCTACTATTGCGCAATCAAAGAAACAAAAAAAACTTAAAATTGGTTTTTACACCAGCAGTTCTGGGACTATCCGCAGCCATTCAGTTGCTAAGCAAGCAATTGAAAATCTGTATAATACTTGCGTAACCGTTACGAATAATCATTTTGATACCATCTATAGAAATAAAAAGTTAAAAATAGCTTTTATAAATAAAGATACAAAAGCTAAATATTTCTTCGGCTACATGTCATGCTCACGAGAAGAGTATCTCCTTCCTTATATTGGTGATGAACACTGGAATGAGCACAACATACCACTAGATGATAAAAAATACATAGTCGAAAGAACCTATTTTTTATATTATTACGATAGTGATATTTTAATATTAACTCAAAATCATCTTGGGCCGAAAGAATCGGATTTAGCTTATCTGCTTTACAGCCAGAGTGGTAATCCTGGAAATAACTTTTCATTCCAAGCCATCTGGAAAAAAGAGAGCGTCAAAGAGCTACTTGAAACAGGAAGTACTTTGAGAAGTTGTGATATTGTCCTGGCTGCTCCCAGGAACTTTGATGCAACAAATTACCAGCTAAATAGTTCATTTTCTAAGGAACTGGTAAATATGATGGTAGGGCTGGGTGGAACACGTCTCAAGTTAAATCTAAGGGGACGTGCATCAGGGAGAGTAAAAGTCAAAGGTTATTTATCAGATCTCGTTAAGGATGGTATTAAAGAACTCCTTGAAAAAATGCCGGGAATTGTAAAAAAAGCGGCAGTAACACAGCCCAAAAATACCGTTGAACAAAGTCTTCTTGATCAGGTACTCATTTCAGAAAAAAACATATATACCGTTAATGGTTATGGCACTGATAGTGATGTTCTGCAAGCCATGATTTCTGCTAAAATTGATAACAATGAATACCTTAAGCAATACGATATCAGCAAAAAGAAGGTATAGGATATGTTATTGAAATACTTAAGAAACCTGATTGTAAGTGTTTTTTGCACCTTGTTCCTACTGAGGTATATCCCTCAGATGGGGCATGCTGACATACTTACAGCCTCCGGGGTTATTTCAACTGTATCCGGTATTTTATTTGGTTTTATTTTAGCCACAAAATCAATTTTTAGTGCTGCTAGCGAAAACTCAAATGGAATAATAAAAGCATTAAAAAACAACAACATACTTCAAGTTATTATTGTAAATCTATTAACCGCAGGTGCATCTTTAATTACGGCATGCGTTATTGCTTTGATAGCAATGTTTGCCAATGAAAAGACATTGTTACATGGAGAAAAAATAGAATTTATTTTAATTATCGAATCTTTATCTCTTCTTATCATTTCAGTAATAACTTTTGCCTTTACATGGAGAAAAGTAAACTGGATACTCCCCCACATTTAAAAAGGGCAGAAATGCCCTTTTTTCTACTCCATTTCAAGTTTAACATCCAGCATTGAAAGGCATCCATCAATAAACCCTTCAGCCATCTGTATCTCTATACGTATCAATTTCTCATCTTTTTTGCGAGCTCTTGCAAGCTTTCTTTTCGAGATGCCATACAGGTAATGGGCCACAATCAAAGAATGCTCGTACGGTTTTCGCTTTTTAAGAAGAGCAAGACAACCTTCAATAATTAATGCATCACTATCTGAACAAGCCTGACGTGTTTTGCTTGTATAGGGAAGAAGCCCTTTAAACCCAGCAGCTATAGGAGAATAGTCTACTCCTGAACTATCACTCGCCGCCCATGCTCCCCAACGATCCAGAACCATTTGAATATCACGCATCAACTTTCTCCACAAAATCAGGCCAGCACGCCAATTGCCAGCGCACGATCGATAAAACGAAATATCAGCTCCAGCTGGGAGCCATACCTCTCTTCAAATGCCACGGTATCCGCATGCAGCTCGTCGTGATGCTTTCTGCACAAAGGCAACACAAAAAGGTCATGCGCTTTTGTACCCATTCCACACTGACCGTGGCCTATCAGGTGGTGGGGATCATCAGCGGGCTTTCCACAACATGCACACGGCTGTGTCTTAACCCAGCGCGTGTACTTTTCATTAACCCAGCGGCGACGTTTTGGGCGTAACATAAAAGACTCCGGCGACTCCGGATCCACTTTCAGCGCCAGCACCTTTTTCGCTTTATCCTGGATGATGCTGGTGGCAGGAACCGAAGGCACAAGGTCACTTTCCCGGGTGACAGACGGCACAACAGGCTTCGGTAATCTCAGTGCCTTACGGGCTGCACTTTCCGGTAAGGCATCCGCCAGATCATTACGAATCAGCCACCAGCACAGTTCCGGCATTGTCACAACGTGACTGTCATCAAAACCGAGATCCCGACGCACAACAGACAACACCCAGCGGGCACAGTTATCCGTTGCCATTGATTCCAGCCGTTCCGTGAACTGATCGCGCAGCTGGTTATCGCAGTGCCAGCACAGACGGATTGCGCCCGGAGCGTGTCGCATTGTGGTCATGTTCTCGCTGTGCCAGTCGGAATGAGGCCACTGGCAGCCTTTTTCACGAAGTAACCAGCTTTCAAGACATTCCACGCCACCAGCACGACGGATCACTGCCTCATTGCGGAACACGGCCCGAACGGCAGGATCATCCGCCAGCGGTTGTGATGCCGCCGGAACGGCACCACTGGCGAAAGATGAATAACGTTCCGGCTCAGGCTCCAGCAGGACACGCCCCTGCATAAACAGGGGCATCAACTCTGAACCTGGCCTGAACAATACGATCCCCATACGCGGGGCAATTTCAGGGGTCAGTAGTGCTCTCACGGTCACCTCAATGAACGGTATCGAGCAGCTTTAACAGCTCAGGGAATCGGGATTCGAAGAAATGCGGCTGCGTCTCGCGCGGATTTGCGGGACTGGTGATATTCTTGCCGAACATGCAGCCTTTCGCTGTCAGCGACCAGAATTTTTTGATGTTGTTAATCGCGGTACGGCTGTATCGTTCGCGCTGCTCGACGATCCCCAGCTTCACCATCTGGTGATATGCCTGATTAGCTGTCAGGCGGATACCATACTGCTTCAGCAGTGCACTCAGTGACAGCGTGGGGCGGCTTGAGCCATCAGGCGCGTCAGCAGGAGCATCAATGGCATAGCGCGGTGCCAGATTCGGTAAGCCAACAGCCTCCTGAAGCTTCTGACAGGCTCCAAGCACTGATGAGTTAGACAGGTTTAATTCCCGGCGCATAAAGTCCAGCAGGATCACACCAGCCTGCATCTTGTCAGCAGCCTGTCCGGATAATTTTTCCGGTGCGCTGGTTACCATGTCGAAAGTACGGATCACCTTCAGATGGAATGACGGGCTGATCCACATTGCATAGGCATACACCAGTTCTTTGCAGACATACGTCCCCTGGTTATTTCCGCCACGAATAACGTTAACTGGCTCTATATTGACCGAGTTGCAAATCTGCAACTCGCTTATTAAACGCTCAGTTTGCTCATTGCGGAGCCAGAATGCAGGCTTATGCTTATCCAGAGAACCAGCAGCCCTGTGCAGATCGTTCAGGCTGTAACGCCCATAAGCATCACGACGAACTTCAATACCATCAATAACCATCAGATTATTCATACTTCGTTTCTCCTCTTAATCAGGCGGCTGCACCCGCCGGTTTCTCATACTTACTGATAGTGATCTCGACCTTCCCTTTCGGGATAACCGGTCCCCACTCCACCAGCATTCTTTTCACCTGTCTGTCGTCTTCCCACACACCCGCGTGGGTCAGGGCGTCAAACAGCGCCTTGTTATAGTTGTCCAGATCGCGGATCCGGTTATCCGGAGGAAACAACACGATCTCCACTGAAGCAGGTGCCGACGTTGGTTTCGGCAGACGACGTAACTGCTCAACTATTGCTGCGCATGCCGCGCTCTGGAATTTGCGCCCCGCTGCGCTTATCAGACTCTTACCAGCAAACGCCCCTTTGTTGGGGTGTCGCCAGTACGTGTTCACGCTGGGCGGGAAAGGCAGGATCAGCTTCATACTTTCAGGCCCCTCTCATGTAACCAGTGGGCTGCACGCAGTCTGGCGTTTTCCTCACCGGCAAGCAGTGCGCGGATAATCCCGGCTGCCTCGCTGTCGTCGTCCTTCACTGTGGTATGAAGCGTGATACCCCGGGCCACGCCACGCTTTATCGTGATGACGCCTTTTTTCTCCAGTGCGCGAAGATGCTCCACCGCTGCATTCACCGAACGGTATCCCAGCATGGCTGCCACCTCCTGATTGGTTGGCGGGAAACCACGTTCTTTCTGATAAGAAATCAGCATATCCAGCACCTGCTGCTGGCATTGAGTTAACGTCGTCATTAAGCCCCCACGTAATTCCCTGACAGATACCACTCATCACCCGATACAGCGCGCTTGCTGCTTTTCCGTAAACACTGCTCACGACGCGCCAGAAAATTGTTTCGTTCTGGCTGGGAGTGGCTTTCACGGAATGCCGCCATCCACACCGTTGCAGCACGACGGTATAAGCCCCTGGACTCCAGTTCTTCAGCCTGGCGGGTCAGGCACAAAATCACACGGGGATCGTTAGTGCCGACATAGAAATTGCGCACAGGTCTGGTTTCACGAACAGATTGTGGTTCCGGCTCCTGCGCTCTCTCAGTCAGGCGCGGGAAATGTCTGCGTGTATCTCCTTCACAACGGTGAGCCACACGCCCACTCTGACGTAACTTGCTTGCTGACTGCAGAACGCGCTGCCGTGAGTAACCAGCAAAAGCATCCGCAATGTCTCCGGAAGTACACCCCGGATGGGCTTCAATGAATTTCTGAACTTCATTCAAAAGACTCATAATCACCCCCTGAATCCTGCCGGGATCTGGCTGTAGTCCACGTTGTCGTAACTGGCTTTGAAGTACGGGTCCTCGCGTCTGGCTGCAGATACCGCAGGAACTTCCCAGGATTCTTCGAAATGACGATCCGGACCAAAGAACGTGACAGCCTGTTTCACAAATTGTGTGCCGCTGTTACCCATCGCAGATACCCAGCCCGCGTAGCGTTTCACACCTTCCAGCATGGTTTCGGGTTTTACCCCCTCATTCAAACGGGCTTTCCAGGCTTTGAAGGCTGCAGATTTTGAATTGCCACCAGCACGTTTGGGGTATGCCAGCCATGCCTGCTCAAACTCCGGAGAGTATTCCGGTCGGTTTGAACGAACTCGCACAGACTCATCAGCAGATTCACCAACAGCTATTGGTTCATTGACTGGTTCTTTGACTGGTTCAAAAGAGTGACTGGTTCTGGGTGAATCTCCTGCACTACCCCCAAGTGCAACTCCTGCACTACCTGGTGAATTTGCTGCACCAGATAGTGAATCATTTGCACTACCCCCTAGTGAATCTCCTGCACCATCAAGATGAAGGAGATAGATATTACTTGAGTTACCTTTTTCACCTTTCCGGGTGACTTTTTTTACCAGCCCGGACTCACAAAGGGCCGCAATATGATTCATCACAGAACGTTTGCTAATCTCGCACTGGTCAGCAATATGCTGGTAGCTGGGCCAGCACTCACCCTTATCGCTGGCATTATCAGCCAGCTTGATCAGAACCAGTTTTCGCAATGGATTACCCACTCTAATTTTCATCGCTTTAACCATCAGCTCCATACTCATGCTGCACCTCCGAGATGCTTCATGTTTTTTCCGGAGCGAAAGGCTATAAGCGGCATAATGACGCGGTAATTACGGCCCAGCGGTTCACAAATCACCTTCTGGCATTCACGGTCAACCAGGCTAACACGTAGAACATGCCCTGCAGGCGTGGTGTACCACTGCCCAACTGTAGGAATTGATGTTTTTTTACGCTGAAGCAAACGGCAAATATTGAGGATCAACGGATTAAGCATGACGATGCCCTCCGCTGATATTCAGGAGACGGTGAATATGAAAATTAGCCTTATCCGCCAGACGAATACGTTCAGCCTGCAAGTTAAGAAGGGTTTCTACCAGAACCTGATGCGCCTGCGGATCCGAAAGAGTTACCTTGCGCAGAGCACGTAGTGCAGTTGTTACATAACTGAGTTTATGTAAGTCTTCATCATTCAGACGAGTGAGGGCTGGGACAGTAGCCATGATGACAGCCTCCGATAACAGTGAATTACCTTCACCACCGGAAACGCCAATTTCGCTGGTGGTGAACTGAACGGGGTTGGCGTAACCGGCGTTATCGGAAACCGGCGCACCTTTCGGTGCCCCCGTCCAGCCCACCATAATTTGGGGGTGCGCAGACGCAGACGATAAAAAAGACGCTGGCGCGTCATATATCGCCGATAACATTTCCAGGACGCCAATCCCGGCACCCGCTTTATAAGGTGCCTGAACAGTGTAACGTCCCGGAATGGCAGAATCAATGTGCTGGTGGTCCTTCACACTCAACAAAATCACGCCTGAATTTCCACAAAGGACTAAAGCACTCATGCGGGTAGTCTTTGCGAAGATAGATAACGCGCTGTGTTTCTGGCTCCCAACGAATAACATGGACATAAAGCCCTCTTCCGTCACGAAACCAGCGGTTAAGTTCCTGCACAACTCGCCCCCCACAGTCAGGTAAAGTTCTCTGTGGTTACTTACAGCCAGGTGATTTGGTAATCTGCATTCATGCCGTAACAACAGGTGTTCAGCGACACTGACCACCAGCTGTTGCGACAAACGGTTATTTGCCGTTAAACTGTTCATGCGTTAGTTTCTCCACAGACACAAAACGCCACGACGCCCGGAGCTGCACACTCGCGGGCGTCACTCTTTTCTGGAGCGCAAAAGATTTTGTAGACCAGTGCTGCATGCTCCTGGAGCTTCGAAATTGACAGATACAACTCATCATTAATTGCTGTCTGCTCGTGTGGCTCCACTACCCCATCTTCGATTGCCGAACGAATCTGCTTTGAGTAACTCCCGATCTGTTCGATGACTTCCAGCAGGCGCTGGTTTATATCGGCGTTCTCTACTTCCTCAAGTTCAGGAAGCGATACAAACACCCCATCAGCAGACTGTGCGACAGCATCCGCAATGTAGTGAGTGCCAGCCGCGCGCTGTAAAATCATTGCCCATCCCAGCGGGAAAATCTGATCGCCATCTGCACGAAGGCGGTTGAATAAAGCGTTCTCTGTTACATCCAGCCACTCAGCAGCTTCAGCGTAACCTCCCGGCAACGCCGCGATAGTTTTTCTGACAGCTTTCACGTACCACTCAGGCTGTTTTTCTACTTTCCAGTGATGCTTACCCACGGTTAGCCTCATCGTTCTGTGGTTAAAAATTGAAGGTGTTCTGTTAATCTTTCGGATAGATATCCGGTCTTAAGTCAGATTTCGTAATTGCACCTGACGTGCATTGCTCAAGTTTTTTAGCCAGCACAAAACTGGCTTTTTTATAACCATTGAAAACCAGCCGTAAGTAGCCTGGTGTTGAGCCAACTTTTACGGCCAACTCGCCCTGCTGTTCTTTGGTTAAAGAGTCCCAATACGCTTTCATACAATATGTACCTCCGATATACATATTACATGATTGAGATGAACCTTCAAGATACTTGTACCCTATCGGTACAAAGGTTTTAATTTCGTTATGAAAACAGTCCATGACATCCGGCGGTCTAACGCCAGAAAACTGAGAGATGGTGTTGGCGGGAATTCTTCCTTTGCCACCATGATTGATCGCGAGCCAACCCAGACCAGCAGGTTTATGGGAGATGGTGCTACTAAAAATATCGGTGACAGCATGGCACGGCACATCGAAAAATGTTTCGACCTGCCTGTCGGATGGCTTGATCAAGAACACCAGACAACAAACATCACAAAAAAACCTGATGTTTCAATTACTAACAAACAAATAACGTTAGTCCCTGTCATATCATGGGTACAGGCCGGAGCATGGAAAGAAGTTGGCTATTCTGAGGTTGATTTGAGCACAGCAGAAACTTATCCCTGCCCTGTACCCTGTGGCGAAATGACTTATATCTTGCGGGTGATTGGTGATTCAATGATTGATGAGTACCGCCCGGGAGACATGATTTTTGTAGATCCTGAAGTCCCTGCCTGCCACGGTGACGACGTTATTGCATTGATGCACGATTCAGGCGAAACCACCTTCAAGCGGTTGATAGAAGATGGAACACAGCGTTATCTCAAAGCATTAAACCCAAACTGGCCTGAGCCTTACATTAAGATTAACGGTAATTGCTCTATAATTGGTACAGTGATTTTCTCGGGAAAACCAAGAAGATACACAATAAAGGCCTAATCAATATTTATGAACCTGCTTCGGCAGGTTTTTTTATGCTTGACAATGTACCCATGAGATACATAATGTATCCAAAAGAAACATGACACAGGCAAGATTAAAACAAAATTTGGTTGTAACACGGCGTATGGCACATGCGTCGTTAGCGGTCTGGTGACGTTAAAGGGGACAATCCACTCCTTGCTCGGGCAAACAAACCAGGTAGCCGGAATGTGCAAGTCAATGATGATGCTGATAAGACGCCTAACCAGCGTGGCGATTCGGTTTGACGCCTGGGAAGAGACCAGGGTGCAACGATGAGGGCATTTATGGAGCCGCGACAAAGTGTGGTGCCGTAACTGGCTAAGTGCTCTCAGCGTTGTGGTAATCCGCGAAATGGCGCGGCGGTAAGTATGGCGGGGTTACTCTTTCCCCGTTGAGGACACCGGATTGTCAGGTTGACCATACGCCTGAGTGACAACCCCACCACAACAGCCACTGCTTTGGCGGTACCAGTTTGTACCCTTGCTTCCAGCTGGTACCGCTCTTTTTACAAAACAGAGAAGAGCATCACCGGACGACGGGCTCATAACCCAATCCATCCGGGCGGCAGTCACCGCAGGTGTTCTTCTCTGTTTTGTGGAGAAACTAATCGGCCTTGCAGGGTCGATATGATGAGGAGCAGGAAAATGGCTAGCGAACGCAGTACTGATGTGCAGGCATTTATCGGGGAGCTGGACGGCGGCGTATTTGAAACCAAAATCGGCGCTGTTCTCAGTGAAGTCGCTTCCGGTGTGATGAACACGAAAACCAAAGGTAAGGTCTCGCTCAACCTGGAAATCGAACCGTTTGATGAGAACCGTGTGAAAATCAAACACAAACTCTCATATGTTCGCCCGACTAACCGCGGGAAAATTTCTGAAGAAGACACCACCGAAACGCCGATGTATGTCAATCGCGGTGGGCGCCTGACTATTCTGCAGGAAGACCAGGGACAATTACTGACTCTTGCCGGTGAACCTGACGGAAAACTTCGCGCAGCAGGTCATTAATATCGTTCTTAATTAACTGATTATTTATCTCATCACTGAATATCTTTATATAGTGAGGACTTATTATGTCTCAGAACTTAGACGCAACCGCAATTAATCAAATCCATGCTCTTATTTCTGCTCAGGGTGTTAATGAAATTATCAGTAAGATTGGTGCCGATGCTGTGGCATTGCCTGAGAATTTCCGCATTCATGATCTGGAAAAATTTAATTTAAATCGCTTCCGTTTCCGTGGTGCGCTTTCCACTGCCAGCATCGATGACTTTACCCGTTATTCTAAAGATCTTGCAGATGAAGGCACCCGCTGCTTTATCGATGCCGATAATATGCGAGCCGTCAGTGTGCTTAACCTGGGTACTATTGATGAACCAGGTCACGCAGATAACACCGCCACTCTCAAACTGAAAAAGACAGCACCGTTCTCTGCTCTGTTGTCTGTTAATAGCGAGCGTCATTCCCAGAAGTCACTGGCAGAATGGATTGAAGACTGGGCCGACTACCTTGTGGGCTTTGATGCTAATGGTGACGCTATTCAGGCAACAAAAGCGGCTGCGGCTGTCCGTAAAATCACGATTGAAGCAAACCAGACCGCTGATTTTGAAGATAATGACTTCAGCGGCAAACGCTCCCTGATGGAGTCTGTCGAAGCGAAAACCAAAGATATTATGCCAGTGGCATTTGAATTTAAATGCGTTCCGTTTGAAGGTCTGAAAGAACGTCCATTTAAATTACGCCTCAGCATTATCACTGGCGATCGTCCTGTACTGGTTCTGCGCATTATTCAGCTGGAGGCGGTGCAGGAAGAAATGGCTAACGAATTTCGTGATCTGCTTGTTGAGAAATTCAAAGACAGCAAAGTAGAAACCTTTATTGGTACTTTCACCGCCTGATTTCATTACTGCAAATGCCCCTGCGGGGGCATTTATGGAAACGTAATTGACTCAATAATCGCCGGATGGTGAGGGCTTCCTTTTACCAGAATTCAGCGTGGTGCAGCACATATACGCGGAGAACAAAATGTCATTTATTAAAACTTTTTCCGGGAAGCATTTTTATTATGACAGGATAAATAAAGACGACATCGTGATTAACGATATCGCGGTTTCCCTTTCAAATATCTGTCGCTTTGCCGGTCATCTTTCACACTTCTACAGTGTCGCCCAACATGCGGTGCTTTGCAGCCAGCTGGTGCCGCAGGAATTTGCTTTTGAAGCGTTAATGCATGATGCAACAGAAGCATATTGCCAGGACATCCCCGCGCCACTGAAACGCCTTCTTCCTGACTATAAACGGATGGAAGAAAAAATAGACGCCGTAATCCGTGAGAAATACGGGTTACCTCCTGTTATGAGCACGCCAGTGAAATATGCCGATCTCATTATGCTGGCAACCGAACGCCGCGATCTCGGGCTTGATGATGGCTCTTTCTGGCCGGTACTGGAAGGCATCCCGGCAACAGAGATGTTCAAAGTGATTCCACTGTCACCAGGCCATGCCTACGGGGTGTTTATGGAACGTTTTAACGAGTTATCGGAGTTACGCAAATGCGCATGAATGTTTTCGAAATGGAAGGGTTTCTTCGCGGGAAATGTGTACCGCGAGATCTGAAAGTGAACGAAACAAATGCTGAGTACCTGGTACGTAAATTCGATGCGCTTGAAGCTAAATGTGCGGCACTGGAAAACAAAATAATACCAGTGTCAGCTGAACTGCCACCAGCAAATGAAAGTGTTCTGTTATTTGATGCTAACGGAGAAGGCTGGCTAATTGGCTGGCGTTCTCTCTGGTACACCTGGGGACAAAAAGAAACCGGAGAATGGCAGTGGACATTTCAGGTCGGGGACCTTGAAAACGTCAATATCACTCACTGGGCAGTAATGCCGAAAGCACCGGAGGCAGGAGCATAATGATCACGTTTACCGACAAAGAACTGATTAAAGAAATCAAAGAACGAATCAGCAGCCTAGAGGTTCGAGACGATATTGAGCGCCGTGCTTATGAAATTGCTCTGGCATCGCTAGAAGAGGAGCCGGTGGCATGGCTGCATTCAGAAAATGGCTTAGGTATTCCGGCAATAACGAGGAGTAAAAACATTGCTGACAGTTGGTTATCAAAGAGCTGGTATGTTCAGCCGCTATATATAGCCAAGCCAGTGCCGGTAGTGCCAGATGCTCGTCCGTCTTTAAATAATGGCATAGTCGGTTTTGATGAAGGCTGGAACGCCTGCCGCGCCGCCATGCTTCATGGTGCCGAACCTGTAAACCAAACTTACAAGTCACCACACACGCAGTTTGAACAAGTTGCTGACCTCTACGAAATGCAATTTGATGACGGTCGCACTTGTGCCTTTCACACTGATGCGCAAAAGGCTGCGCAATGGCTTCAGGTGTGCGACGGAAACAGGGTTCAGGAATACGTTAAGCTGGAACGGCTGCAGAACGCGCTGTCTGGCAACTCTCCGGTAAGTCCGGGTGGTTGGATAAGCTGTAGTGAGCGAATGCCGAATGATAAACAGTATGTTTGGTGTTGGGGGAAGTCTTACGGCTGGACTGAGTGCGATACCTTCGAAGGGTATTACGATTGGTCGAGAAACAAATGGTGGGCAGTTACTGACGATGGGGAAGAACCGGCATCGAAAGTAACCCACTGGATACCGCTACCGGAGCCGCCGCAGGAGGTGAAGTAATGAACAACTTAATGACAACAAAACAAGTTGCCGAATTCTGTGGCGTTTCAGTATCGACTGTTCTTCGCTGGAACAGTGTAAACAGGAGAACGGGCCAGAAATACAGGCCTGACTTTCCAGATCCGGATATTAAATCCTGCCCAAATAAATGGGCATCACACAAGATATACAGATTTGCTGGAATTATTGAGTAGTAGCTATTAGTTGACATCACTATATGGATAAATGGTTATTTAATATTTTCCTGAAATATACAAGAGAAAATGTCCCGAGCCCCAAAAGGGTAAAGTCATCGGCTGATACTAAGAAATACAATATTTTAATGGTAAGCGAAGTATAGTTTAAAGCACGCTGAACCCCGTATGAATGTAGGCCTGAAAGCAGGAGTGTAAAGTAGCGACATATGGAAATATTAAGGTTCTCAAGGAAGAAAAGTAGAATGTATCAAGTAATGATCGTGCCCCAAGTCAGCAACCCAAGAATCGTGACTGGTCTGATGCTCCTGCTACCACACAAGGTCAGGAGCAGTGGTATAAATAGGGCAGAATAAGCTAAGTTGCTGTGTTCCTATTCGGTAATAATACTATCTGCATTAATGATTTAATATATTCATGAGCATTATTAAGTTGTATTTTGTATTAATTGGAACTCAAAATTAATGATTTTTCTTGGGTTATATTTTTTCAATGATAAACCTCTTGTTAATTAATTTGATTTTGTTATTTCAATATTGATTTAAGACTCGTTAAAGCTTTAGTATTTTTATCAACAACAAAACCAAGCCGTTCTTGAGCATGGCTAAGAACGGTATTTTTATACTCAAGAAACCATATCTATATGATTTAACTGCATTTTTCAACCTCACCACCAACAAAATTTTTGTGCTGGACGACGGGTGGTCTGTATACCAATCTTGGTTTAGTTGTACTATCATTCGTAGTATGAAAAGAACAGCATATTGATAGGGGACACATGGAAAACAAGGCCAATAAGGAAAAAAGTGTAAGAATTAGGCTGGCTTTTAAAAGATGGCAGCGAAGTGTTTCCCGTCAAGGGAAAGAGTATTCGCAGTTTCGTCAACAAAAAAAATCTCAAAAGAAAAAAGATAATACCTTTATTCGGTTTCCATCTGAGTTTTCAATATATTCACCAGATAAGCCTAATTTTTTTGCGCACTCTCTACACTCGATAAATCACGTCAGGAATATAAAATATAATCCTGATGAGAGATTATATTTAGATTTTACAAATACAAAAACAATAAAAATGGCAGCATTAGTAATACTTTATGCCAGTGTTGAAACTTCAATTCGTAAAGGTTTATCGTACAGATTATTATTTTCAACAGATTTTAAAGTTAATCAGCTTTTAAGAGACTCAGGTCTTGTCGCCTTATGTCGGGGCGAAAAATTAAAACCTGTCTTCGAAAACGTTGAAAACTTGCCCATTATTAGCGGGGTAGGAGGAGAATATAGAGATGAGATTATAGATTTCATCCAGAAAGAAATTTATAAAAACAAGATGAAACCTGAAACAGAACATACATATGCAGATGCTGTTCAGGAAGCAATAAATAATGTTGGTTTACACGCCTATCCGCATAAAAATAATGATGAGAAACGATGGTGGCTTGCATGTCACGTAATTCATGACCAGCTTTATCTTGCTATATATGATGAAGGTGTTGGTATACCTGAAACTGTAATGCAAAAGACATGGTTTATGAGTACGCTCAAATCAAAATATCCAGATCTAAAGGTTGCGGTTAACGAAGAACTTGAGAGAATAGGTTTAGGTTATAAAGAGCGCTCTAAAGTAAAAGTAGGTATTGTTTCTGATGCAGTAAAAATAGCAATTTCTATGATTGGAGACGTAACCGGTACAGCCAATGATAAACATGGTCAAGGAAGTAAGAGTATTAAAGCTCTAGTACTAAATAATGAACATGGAAATCTTTGGATTTACAGTAATTTAGGTATGTTCAAGCTTTCTAATAAGAAAGGTGATAAAATTAATGAGTTAACTCATAAAGTACCAGGTACTTTAATTCAGTGGAACATCAAGGTCAGCTATGAAGACTAAAAATATCAATGTTATCAAAGACTTCAACAGTAAGCCTTACGGGCGCTATCCAGACGATGGGGCAGGCTGTGGGGAAAACTTTCGCAAATATCTGGCAGGCTTTCTCAAAGAGTATGATTTAGTTCATGTTGAGTTGACTGGATATAACCGTTATGGGCGTTCATTTATTGATGAAGCGTTTGGTGGCTTGATCCGAGTAGAAGGCTACACATTAAGCGAACTTAAGAAAAAACTAACTTATACTCATAAAGATATTAAGAGTATTGAGACCTTGATTGATGAACGATTGAATAAGGCAGAGAGTGATGCAGGAAGAGGTTAATTATACAAGTATTGTAATTGCTATAATTGGTTGGCTTGTTGCGTCTTATTTCAACAATAGAGCATTCAAGCGAAATGATATTTCAAGGCAAAAGGATAAAATCTGTCAGCAAATAGAATCTCTTTTTGATAATGTTTTAGATAAGCTCTCTTCTAGAGATACTAAAGAATTAGAGTTGGATAATTTTTTAGCCTCCAGTGTCTCATTAATTGAAATGCAGCTGTCTCATTTATCACAAAGGATTGGTAAGAAATTATTATGTGATGAACAGTTGTCATCTATCAGATCAACACCTTTAGACTTGTTAAGCAAAAAGTGTGATTATAAAAATGAACTTCATGAGATGAAGTATTCAATATTAGAGGAAATTGAAGGTAATTATACAAAATGGTTTTTTGATAGTTACTCAAAAAGATTCAAATCCATCTTTGCATCAAAAAGAAACACACCTAATACTGATCTGAATAGACTATCTTGATAAATAGCGCCTTGCATTCAAGGCGCAAACAAAAACAACCTTAAAAATCAACACATTAATAATGCATCTTGGTTAACATTTTTAACCATATTTTTACACATGTGATAGAGAAAGAATGTTAAATCATAAGAGATAATTTAGAGAGTGTTTCATAAATTTAAACAAAATAAGTTGCTTATTAAGCATATGTTTTTTAAATTGTATTTTGTCCCCATTATCCAACAGATATTTTGAGGTCTAGTTGTCGCTCAAAGCGGACTGTCAGATTTTATTTCGTTCTAGCTATGCAAACGGTCAGTTGGGGTCTGAGCTAATACAAGCAACTATCAATTCAACCCTCTCCCACCATGCCTGGTAGGCTTTACGCTGTTCTTCTAGATAATCGCTCTTGTCATAAACTTGCCATACCCCTGGCAGTTTATGACCTAGCATTATTTCTGCAATATGAGGCGCAGTAAGATCAGAAAAGTTTGTTCGTGCTGTTCGCCTCAAATCATGAAGAGACCAATGAGGGAATTGATACCCCAAACGCCGCCATGCGTACTGCATTAAATTGTAAGGCAGCGACTGCAATGATGTCCGACCAACGGGTTCCCTGCTTCCTTCCTTAGTAAAAAGCATATCGGAACCATTGTTCATAGAAATAGCGTACTTTATAAGCTCTTCAACCGGTTCAATAATGGGCCGCTTTAGCGGTTCGCCCGTTATCTCCCCAATCTTATGTCGTTCTGGTGGTACAGTCCATACTTTATTAATGAAATCAAAATCGTCCACCCTGGCGGTAATTAGCTCTGAACTACGGCAGCCAAAATGCAGCAATAGTTTAATGAAGGCCCGGTATTTAGGAACCATTCGAGAACCATCGATCGCAGCATAAAGGATTTTAATTTCATCATGTGTCAGAAACCGTTTCTTCTGACCTTTACGGATATCCATATCTTTACCCGTGATATCCGACAGCGGGCGAGTTTCAATGAGCTTTCTCTTATACGCCCAGACATGGGCCTGCTTTGCGTTAATTAGCAATCGGTCTGCTATTGCTGGAGTCTTGGTGCTAAGAGGCTCCAGGACTTCTAACCAATCATGCAATGTAGCTGCATCGTGAGGGATATTTCCGATTTTAGAGAACAGGTGCAGCTCAAACGAGCGGAGTATCTGTTCAGAGCCTTTTTTATTTTTTACACAATATGCTTCATACCAGGCACGGATCACAGACTCTACCGTCATGGCTTCAGTAGCTTTTCGTTTTTCAGCCTGCTTGACCAATCGTGGATTACGGTTTGACTCGAGTTCACCACGGAGACGGATAACTTCTTCTCTGGCCTCTTTTAATCCAGTTGCCGGGTAAGTTCCGATATCAAGACGCTCACCTTTCCCTGCCCATTGATAACGATATTGGAACACTACGCGACCTTTCGGTGATACTCTGACAGACAGACCATCACGATCGGATTTAACCAAAACCTTATCACGTTCCTTTCCAACGACTGAACGCAACCACGCATCAGACAGCGCCAT